ATAACATCTTCATTATTTTTATTAATAATTAAACTGTAAAGTTCTTTTGATTGTGAAAAACCAATACCATCTTCACCACCTGTAATATCCATAATACTTTTAGGTCCATAATTTGTTGGAATAACTTTATCTGTTACAGATGTAATATCCCCGTTCATAATCATTTTAAATACCTGGTCATATAATTCTAATCCAGCATCTGATACTAATGTTCCCTCTTCTCTTTTTGCAATAAGATTTTTTAAAGCAACTTTATATTCAGTACCTAATTTTCCTTCAAATTGTAACGCATCAATATCACTTACTGTTAAATCACCTGAAACAATTTTTTCATAAGTATCTGTATATAATTCGTCATTTGCATTTATTTCTTTTTGTTTTTCTTGAGTTTGTTGAAAACCAATTTCTGCTCGAACATGAGATCGTTGCTGATTAATAGCTGTAATAAAATCTGCTTTTCCTTCGTCATCTAAATTTTGATAAATAGATTGTTTGATTTCATCACCGCCAAAGTCACCACTAATTGATTGTTTATATAATAATTCTGCATCTTCTATATCCATATTAGGATCAACTGGCATGTGTGTGGTAAGAAAATCAACATCCATTTCTCTTGCTTTATCTATAGCCGCATCTTTTAATTTTGGAATATTTGTAGTAAGTATTTTTCCTTTCCAATATCCTTGTTCTAATAAATTTAAAAATTCTTTTGGATTTTCATCAACAAGTTTTTCTGCTTCAATCGTAAATAATTGTACTTGTGCTTCTTGTACGGCTAGCTGGGGAGGAATTTCTAATATCCCATCCATTGCCGCTTCCATAAAAATACCTGGTGCATTAGGATTTAAACTAAATAATTTTTGTAATATAATTGGTCGGTCTGAAGGATTATTAATATAATCGTGAAATAATTTTTCTTTTTCTGTATTTAAAACTATTTTTGCATTAGCAATAGAATTTTTACGAATATAACTATCAACTTGTTGAGATTCTGTTGCATACAAATCTCCAACTTCCATTTCAAACATTTGTTTAACAACTTTGTCATCAATGTTAAGTTTAGCATTTTCAATTATTTGTTTAAATGATGTATCGTATTCTTCTTTTGCTTTTAAAGTATTAGAATTGGTACTTGCTGTTAATTTAATTTCATTAAGTTGTGGTAAAATATTATTAATAGTTGATTTTAATAATGTTTTACGATCTAATCGTAATTGTAAAATTTTAAAATCATTTGCAAGTTTATTGTTAGTATTAATAACATCAGTCTTATATTTTTCATCAATTTTATATTCTTGAACTTCTTGTTCTTTATCTAATTTATATAATTGGCTTTCAAAATTTTTATTTTGTTCCTGAAATTTTAAAGCTAAATTTGTAATATTGTCCGCTTGATTAGATAAAGTTCTATACGGCAATGTTGCTGCATCACTTATATTTGGAATTTGCGATATAACACCACTTGTTTTTTGTGGATTACCTTCGCTTGTAAATGTAGGAATTTTTACCATATTATTACCTTAATAAACTCCCAAATTTTTCTTCTAATTTATAAGTATTATTTAAATTTAAAGAATTTAATTTTTGATTTAAAGTATTTATTTTATTTGTAAGACTATTTTGATGTTTAACCATTTGATCTGTTAAAATCTTTTGATTATTTACTTGTGTTGAAATAAGTTTATTTGTTCCGTACACATTAACAAGAGTACCAGCCGCATTTAAAAATGATGCAGTTCGTTGTTGTCGTGCTTGAAACATTGCGAGGTTGCCTTGCATACGAGCCATTACAGCTTGTTCTTTAAAATCATAGTTTTGTACTTTAGCATCATACATAATATTCATGCGTTCTATTTCTGCTTCCGCTAAATTATGTTCTAATATTTCTAAAGGAGTTCCACTTAATCTTACACCTGATCCAATATAAGCAGACTCGGTTGATGATAAAACTTTATTAAATGCTTTATTAAATGTTGTTACATTTCTCTCACCAATTTCAAGAGCTTGTTCTGCTTTATCTTCATACACACCAGCATTTCTCTCGGCAATACTTTGCTGATATTCACCAACTTTCATTGCTGCTTGTCCGCCTAATATATTGCTTCCCGCAGTTATAGTAGCACCAACCACCGCAATAGTTGCTGGATCGTAATTTATTCTATTATTAAAAGAAAAACTGTCTTGTGGAGCTGCTGGATGATTAATCATTAATCCTCGCATATCTATAATAATCTTCGTTATTTTGATATTTTTTCATTATTCCTTCTTTTTCCATTCCTAGCCATTGTGCAAAACGATGACCTAAAATAAATTTTTTTTTAACTGCTGTTTGCAGTCGTACAATATTATTTTCTTGTATTAAAAATTCCATTCCTTTTTTAATTGTTTTGGCAGCAGAAATTCTATTTTGCCAAATAAGATGTGATCCCATAACCCATCCCTCAAAAACTTTATCCCACACAGGAATAACACCACCTGAACAAATAATTTTATTATCTTTTATTGCTGTAAAAGACATACCAGGTACTTCCAATCCATCCAGTTGTTCATGATACTTTTTATCTAATTGTACCATTGGATCATTCATTAAAGCATTTACCATCAAATGCGCATGATCTTTTTTAAATTCTATTAATTGTAAATTAACCACTATTAACTGTAATACGAGGATAGATAGATAAAATAGTTAATGGTAGAGGTTGTGTTTGACGAACAAAAATATATCCATCGGTATTAAAGTCATCACGGAACTCAACTTGTTTATCTCCTGTAAAAAGAGGAACGGCTGTATCCATGGATGCTGCACTTGATCGAAAAGGTATTCTTTCCATATCGGATAAACTTGGTCCAACTTCTACACCAACTGTTTCATGCAACCTGATTGTAACTTCATTAATTCTTTTTGTGCGTGATTGAGAAGTACCCTCTTCACTTTGACTTTCAATACGCATGGTTTGTAATACAGAGTCATACGGCAATCCTATTTGAGCTTTTGTTGCGGAACGATCTAAAGTTAAAGATCCACCTGTCATCACAGGTCCACTTGAAACACTTTTAACTGGATGGGTTGCACCATCCGCTAAAATAGTAACACTTTCATTTTCCAGGTGTTCTAATCCAGTTATAGCTGTGGTTGATGTGCCATCGTAGGTAAGTCCACTATCAACATAAAAACCATCGGCTTGATCTGTGCCGTAATCAAAATTTTGTAAAAATTCTACATATCGTCTTGTTGTGCCATCAATCGTTCTTTTAACAATTAAATATAATTGATCTTCATTAGAGTCTGTTGGTATTGTTGCCACACTTTCCACTACCGCTTGACCTTCATTAGCTGTTGCTAATCTTGTTGTATCTGATGTTGTAATAGTAATTGGCGATGTGCCTGTTTTAGATGTTTCTTTAATGGTAACAACGGCTGCGGAAGGATTGGCTACCGTGAAATCAGCATGTGCGTTGACCGCTGTATAAATATTATCAGCCGTAGTATCGTTACTTTCATTTGGTCGCCATCCTGTTGAGCTTGATGGTGAAGTGCCACCAGAAGCTTCGGATGTAAATGTAACAGACGATCCATCTGATTTTGTAATGGTAATGGTTGTACCTGTCGCAATATTGCCGTAATCCGATACAGTAATAGTTGCTTCGCCAAAAACACCACCTAAAACATGTTTATGCCATCCAACAACTTCTTCGGCTCTTGCATAAGTAAAGCCAAGTAATGTGCCATCATTTCGTACACACCATAAAATAGAATCTGGTTCTTGTTGATATGCCATTTCAAGAATACCACCATCGGTGATATGTTCTGCTAATAATGTCATATCTTGCGTTTGATACTGGTCAATATTCAAATTGTAAGTCAGTTCACGAATTTTTCTTTTTGCTCGTTGCAAAAACATCGTAACATTTTCAATTTGTATCGCATCCTGGTTTGCAGCTCCGTGTGCTGTTTGTCTTTGTATCTGAATGTTTGTTGGTGTAATGGGTGATGTTGTACCAGAGGCACTTACCACAAATTCACCTCCCACCGTTCCTATAATCAAGGATCGTTGTGCTGACATAAAGCGAATAGCATTTACTTTATTCGATGCAATCGTGTACACCATCGCATCCGTATCATTCACTCCCGTTGTAAAATTTGTATAAGCAGCCGATTTACTAAACCATACTGATTGTGGATTATTATTTGATCCAGCAAAAACAAGTCGTTGTTCAAAAAAAGTAACTGAACTTGGATAATAATCAGTTGTCGTATTTAAAACAGGATCAGTTAATTTATTAACGGTATCTGAACCACCAGCAGAAAATGTACCATAACTACCTGTATTTAAATTTGTACCTCCTGAATCTTGTAAATTAAAAGTTGTTGTTGATCCAACTGTACCCACTTTATAAACATTGCCGTTAAGCTGTGTCATACCACCAATGTTTGTAAAGGTAACAAAATCACCTTCTGTATAACCGTGATCTGTGGAAGTCGTAACTACTCCTGGATTAGCCTTTGTTACACCACTTACTGTTTTATCGGCTGATGTTGTTAGTGTTGGTGCAGTTAAAGTCCATGATGTATGAGCAGTTCGTGTTAATTGACGAATGGCATAACTTGGATGCACCAGATACATTAAATCAGCACTTTGAGCAAATTTGACCGTTGGTATATTTGCCGTTGTGTAAGGTGTTGCTATTTCATAAATTTTATTTGCTACACCTCCAGATGTATAAGTTTGATAGTCCGAGCTATTAATATTATTTCCATCCACATCTTGTAATTCAAAAGTATTTGTTGTTTTACTGGCAACCTTAAATGTTCTATTATTAACTTGGTTCATTCCCACAACACTTGAAATAATAACATGATCCCCGTTAGAATATCCATGTGAAGAAGATGTAACAACGGCTGGATTAGCTTTGGTAATAGCTGTAATGGTTTTATTACTTTCTGTAATAATACCACCATCCTTGTAGAACCGCATGTATTCATTCCCTAGTTCCAGAATATAAGTTTGTGTTGTTGAAAACTCAAATGGAATAAGTCTAGTTTGTGCCGAGCTTGCTTTTACTTCATGGATAAACTTTGTACCTGGTCTGCGACTTGCACCACCATGCGGATGTACAACCATATTCTGTAAAGTTTTTGATCCATTAAAATATTTACTTAAATCTGTTCTGCCATCCAAACGGGGTGATAATTCACCCGCTGTAAAATTCGTAAAGGCGACTGTTTGCCTTGCCATTAGAACCTCGAATTAATGAATGTGCTAGAGTCCAACATTTCTGCTGTACCTTCACTTGCATCAATATGACGAGCTTCACGCAACTTTTCTTTATACAATTCATTCATTTGTGTAGCTAAAGATGTTGATGAAGTTATGGCATAGCATAATTCTGATGCTAATCTTGCAGCAATCGTTTCTTGTAATAGTGTATCGTATTGATTTACATCAGTAATTTTAGCAATATAAATGAGATAAACAGTTGACTCATCCGTTAATAATTTTCTTCCTTCAATTTTAAATTGTTGTCCATCATCTAGGTCCGAAGAAGAACCATCATGGTGTCCACCAATTTTTAGCACACGCAAGCAGTCTGCGGGTAATGTGTATTGTTTAGCAAATTCATGTGTAGGTGTATCGCTATCTTGTGCGAGTTCGACTCGCTTAATTAAACAGTTCCACGCATGCAAACGAAAAACGGCATCCCTAATAGGATCATACCGTTGGTTCAGCAATCTTGCGTTTTTTGAATCTTCTGTAATGTCTGTAATATTACTTGCTCCCAACATATTTAATGCCGAGTTACATATTTCTACTTTTGATGCCATGATTTCCTTAAAAAATTAAATAAAAAAAGAGGGGAATAAATCCCCTCTTAATCGACTTTTAGTCAACAATATAAACGAGATAACCCACTAGGTCATCACCATCTGCTATTGCTGTGTCTTGTGATGTAGCACGAATGACTACTCCGTCTTTACTTTCAAAGACATGAGTTCCACCAGTTGCTTTTGTTGCAGCTAAAGCACCTTCCATATCGAAGTAGCCAACTGTGTCAACATTTTCACCGTCAACTAATCCATTAGGATCAGCCGCAGTAGTAGTGCCGTCTTGTGCTGTGTACGCATCCCAACCAAGGTCTAGTGTTGCTGAACTTGTAGTCCAGTTACAGTAAACTCTTGATAATGCTAATAATACTCTCACTCTTCCCGCTGGTAGTTCGCCAAGTGCAACTGAAGAAGTTGCATCGCCAGCACCATCCTGGTCGTGAGTAAAGAACATAACTCTTAATTTGCCATGCTCTTCTGTAGTTTTATTATTAACAACAGGAGTTGCAGTACGGTTAGTATATTCAGTTGATTTCTGAGTTGTAACAGCCATCTATCCCTCCTATTATTCGTTACACGGAATTTGAACTACTTTTTCTTCTTCCATACGAGTCGAACCGATCGACATGCAATAGTACACTTGAGTTGCATACGACTTATCATCTCTTTCAGAGATACGAGCCGTAATATCTTTTCCTATTGCAAGTTTAACAGCATCCTCGGTGAAAGCAAAAACTAGCCTGTCATCCGTGTTAGTTGCGTCAAAGTTAAGTCTGTTTGACATAATAAATTTGAAACCCAAGAATGAATCAACTTGACCCATAGCAAGAGCTTTAACTGTATTGTAGTCAGAGTTCTTAACCTCTGTCGTTGCTAACAAATCACTTATTTGAGTTGCTCCACAAACGACATATCGTTTTAATGATGGATCTACATCTTTTAGATCCAATTTCTTTTTTGCATCAAGAAGTTTAGCAATCGTTAAACCATCAGATTGGTTTGATGTTGCAAACTTTTGAGTGCTTGGCAAAGCAGTAGATGTACTACCAGTTTCGCCAGTATAGGCTGTGCCGCCTAAAGCTGTAATGATAACATCATCCATAGATCTACCCATCGCAGCTGCTGCTGCTTTTGCGTAGCTTGAAGTTGGATCAATTAGCATTCTTACTTTGTCCTGATCGTCAATGAGATCAGCCCACTCGTAGTCTGCTAAAGAAACTCTTCTTCTAGAATGAGGAGTATCAATTTGTGGTGTATCTGCATGTCTGCTAGATCTTATTTGAGCCGAAGTCGACCCGACTTGGTCAAAATAAGCATTTTTCCCAGTTACAGTTTCCACATCCACAGCTTCACGCAAACGGCTACCCATTTGTTGTGCAAGCATTTGTACGTTAGCAGAATATTGCTGTACAAAAGCCGTGGTAATTTCACTTGACATAATTGCCTCCTATTTAGTGAAAAGGTTAATGTGTCGAGTAATTATCTACGATGTAGGTTAATCTTCATTTAACGGCTGATAGCCGATCTTCTGTTCAGATTGTCAAACAGGATTCTTACGAACTACCCCGTTGAAACTCCAAATTTCATATTATTTAATTTAAACATTTCGTCAACTGCTGCTTTGTGTCCAGGATGATTTTTTTGAAAATACGGATGATTGGGATCACCTAATATTTTTTGTATTTCTCTGTCTGCTTCTGCTGGAGTTATACCACCAGATTCTTCCTGACCAGCACCCATGCTATCTTCGCTGAACTTACTTGCCATTTCACTTAATGAACGAACAAAGCCAGGATGATTGCCAAGCGGTGTGCCATCTTGCAATTTAACATCTGCTAAATCTGTTGCAAAAAAATTTTTAAATACATTATTTGCTGCATTCATTTTTTTATCATAAGCTAATCCCCATTCTTTACGCAAAGTAGATTCATTTTCAATTTTATTTAACTCCATATCTTTTTGTTGGGAGTCATTTGCATTTTGCTCTAACTGGGAATAATAATTTAATACACCTTGAACTTGGTGGGGTAATAAATTTAACTTATGTGCTTCTGCAATAAAATTTTTTACAGGAGTATCATTTGCTCCTTCCTGTAATTCATATTTTACTTCATACTTATCGGGTGAGTCTGGAACACCTAATTTAGAAAAAACTTGATTCCAATCCTCATCGGTTGCATGTTTTGTTGGAACGGATATTTTATCCGCACCAACCATTCGCTGTGCATGGACATAACTTTTTGCTAATTGTCCAGCATCTTGAAAATTTTTTAACGATGGCTCTGATCGCACATCTTCGGGTAATGTATCAACAAAACTTTGACTTGGTTGTACTGGTTGTTCTGTTGGTTGTTCAGATTGCACTTCAGGTGCAGTTGTCTGTTCTTCAGCCATTATTTTTTCTCCTTCTTCATTGGTGGTCGTACTAACATTGATTTAATAAATAATACGACTGCTCGCTGTCCTTCTAAAAATGCTGATTCATGGGAAGAATCTTTGGAAAAAGTCGATGTATTATAACCACATCTATTCTCCATATCTTTCATTACTATTGCACCTTCATTAGATTCAAATACTTTTTTATAAGTTTCTCGCAACTGATTAATCAATTCTTCTTGACTAGGCATTATTTACCTCTTTCAATAATGGTGCTGCCTTGCCACCCGCCTCTGCCATCTGTGATGCTTGATCGAGTTCTGCTTGTTGTTGTGCAGCTTCCATTTGTTGTTGTCTAATCATTGCAACCTCTTGGTCAGACCGTAATATTTTTCTTGGAACACCTAATACATCGGTAATATGTTTAACGAGTTTATCAGGGTCCAAATAATCCATCACAGGCATCATTTGCGCCAATGGTGAAATTATTTCTAGTGATCGTAATATTGCTTGTACATCACCTGTTCGCTGTGAACGAGCAAGCGGTGATACATACTCAATATCAACTGTTTGACCTTGCAAAGATACGGGAGGAGTTGGTAACATTTCTTTACGCAGTAAAATATTAAAACATCTAGTAATAAGGGGTTGGAGCATTTCAGATTGCAACCTTCCAAGTACAGGAGCAAGTAAACGCATTTTTTCTTCGTTTCGTTGCATTACTTCTGTTGCAGTCATTCGTACATCTTGCGACATTAAGAGTTGGTCCACAAAATAGGCTTGTCTAATAGCTTCTCTTCGTTGATCTTCTAGATTTAAACCAACTGGAGTATTCGCACCAATATTCAATGGTTCAATTCTATCTCTTGTACCAGATCTAAAATAATTAAGTCCTCCTGGTTGTGTTCTTACAGGTAAGACAAAACTGTCATCAGGAACAAGTAATGGTGGATCAACCATTTTTTGTGCTGCTTTAATTGTTGTTTCCGACATTTTATTTATCATTTTAATGTCAGGGAGAGCTGTCATGGATGGTGATCTGCCATACATTTCGCTAGATGATTTTAACCATCTTGGTACAACAAAAGGAAATTCATTAAATCCCGAAACAGAAATTATTTTTTTATCTTCGTGATCATAATAAATACTGGTAAATGCCATTGATTGATCATCCATTTTATATGGATTTTGTTTATCATTAGGCTTTACACATTGATGTATTGTTACTTCATCATAAGGATTTGTTTCAGCTATTTTTTTTAATCGTCTTGATAAATTTTCACCAAATCGCTGATATGCAGCTCTAGCGGTCATTTTAAATTCACGGTGTACAGTATCAACAACACCTTTATCACTTTCGCTAATATATATTTCTTTTATGTGCCTTGTTGAAAATCGTAATAACTTTTGTTCATCCTCTTCTATCATCATGCACGATGTGCCGAATGTCACTAAATCGGTGTACAGTTCATGTATTTCTTGTTGAAAGTTAGACCGATCTAAAGCAATGTACATTGATTGCGTACAGGCTTCAAGCCATTCTCTGCTTTCTTCATCGGCAGCTAACATTTCATTCTTGAAACGCATACTGAACCACGGTGTTGCTGCATTCGTCAACATACCGTGCAAGGATGATGACAACAATTCACATGCGTGAAGAGCTGTACCATCAAATATTAATGTTGTTCTTTTATCGCCTGATGAACGAGATTTTGTTACATCAGCTCTTCTAGGTAAAACATAATCAGCTATTTCTTGCCAATGACTTTCCCAATTTGCTCGCTTTGATTTTAATTTATTAAATTGTTCTGCTACTTCATTTGCTGTTTTCATTTTTATCCTAATGTATCTGTTAATGTTTTTTTACTATGTTGACTGTTTAATAAACCAAGCACATTACGGGTACTTGTAAATTTTTTTCCTGATTGTTTTGCATCAAATTTTTTCATGTATTCATTATATGCTGGTTGAGATTGTGCAGCATCGGCTAAACTTTTTGTTGCACTTAATCTTAATACTGATCCTCCTATACCTGGTGTAGCAAATGACAATGCGGCTGTTGTTAAACCTTTTATTTTATTTTGTGATTGCAACATTTCTTTTGAAATTGGAATAGATGACATTGCACCTGTTGGATCTCCACTACCCATTGCACCGCCTGATTTTCCATATTTAATACTTTGTATATCTGATGCACCATAACCTGAACCTGATACTTGCTGATAGTTATATGAACCATCAGGATTTTGTGATCCTCTTTTTAATATTCCTCTTTTTACCAATTCTTCATTCGTAGCAGCAGATGCTTCTCTTCCATAAAATTTTCTGTCTTTCCCTTCATAATTATACGCAAGTGTTTTCTTTTCATCTTGCATATAATCAAATGGTCCTGGCACAGTTGTTTTTAAACCTAATTTTTTTTCAACAGCTTGTTTTACTTCTTGTGCTATTTCTTTATTTCGGTTTTCTCTTTTTTCTTCTCTTTTACTAGCTGTACTTGCACCCATTATCCACCTAATAAAGTTTTCTTATATAAATCAGGTGTACTTGTATCACCTTGGGTACTTGTCATAATTGTTTCTGTATAGCCTTTTTTCTTTTTTGCCATATCCTCTGCTATTTTCTTTTTTTTCTCAACATCTAGCAATTCTGGAGTTGCGGGTGGCAAATCTGGCGCTGGAGGTGGAGGAGGCGGTGGTGGTGGCATTTTTGGTCGTAGAAATCCCATTGTATTAATTCCTTATCTCTAGGGGGTTATAGTTTGTGCCTGACGCATATTTTTCAAGTTTTCTATTTTCATTCAGATCTAATTCTTGGATTGCTATTGCAGCCGTTCTCCAAGCATCTGCATAATGCGATGAATGATCATGTACTGGCTTTGAAAAAACTCTTTGTTTATCCAACCATTTCCTATGATACCATTTCATTGCATCTAAAAACGGTTTGCAATTTGAACGGTCAATATAGGTCTTGGCTAATAATATCTGACCCGCATGAATACCATCTTCTATTGGTAATTTTGGACACACTTTAATTGGTCGCATTCCCATTGAGAACGCATATTCTTTTCTTGAATGTCCAGTAGATAACTCTCGTTGCTCTATGTCATGCGGAAAGACATAATTACGGATATTATATCCTGTTTTCTTAACATAATCAGCATAATGGTCAAGTGATTGATTTGAATTTGCATAACAATCTATCACATAGAATGCTCTTCCGATTTGTTGTGTAAATAAAATTACTGTTTGATCACTTATTCCTAAATCAAAATAACAATCAACGGGATACCCTGGATCATACGGATAATGAGAAATCTTTTTTTCATCTTCCATCTTTTGAATTATTTTTCCGTACACCGATCCCGATATATTAGCGGTCCATGAACATTCAAACTCTTGCATGTACTGATCTTCCGTCATCAGTTTTTTTGCCGAGTCTAATTCTCCTTGTGGAACTAATCCTGTTTCACTTGCTTTAAACGTACATGTGTACCAATCAGGAAGTGATTTTGCTTCTTCGAATAGATCATAAAAACTATTCATTCCTTGCGGAGTTCCAATAAAGCAAACTTTACCCATACGGTCAGCAATAGCTGGTCTGATAACTTCTGGAAACATTCTGCTATCCATTTGTGCGTATTCATCGCAGACAACAAAGTCAAAGTATTGTCCTCTGGCACTATCAGGATTTTCTGCTCCAAATAAGGTTATACGAGAATTATTAGGAAAATCGGCACGCAGCTCTGTTTCATTAAACTTCATGCCAGGTATTTTTCTTGAAAATTCTTTTAAATAATCCCAAGCAATCAATTTTGCTTGCACCCTGGTTGGTGAAAAGAATGCTCCTCTAAAATTTTTTTTATCGCTGGTGAGTGCCATCTTGATAAGATGGTTAATAGCAAATACGGTTTTGCCAGCTCTACGGTGCATTACTGCTACAGCAAATCGGTATTTACCTAACGCATCGTGTAATTCATGTTGTTGGGGTCTAGGAGAGTAAGGTATTTTAATTATTTGCATTCTTATTCCATTTTTCTTTTGCCTTTAAAGTCCATTCCTTAAAAGATTCTTTGGTAATTTCTTTTTTTACAAGAATAGCTCCTTCAGGAATTTTATTATATAATTTTATAATCTTTCCCTCATCGCTTATTTCTACATAGGCTGGGGAACAGAAAGCATCTTTTGGAAACTCTTTATCCCTTTTTAATAATCTTTTTTCTTTTAAACATTCACCCACATTCTCCATCGGCACATATTGTGTCATTTGTGTTTCCTGGTCATTCATGTTGCCAAAAATAAATAAAATTATTACTGAAATAATTTCCATTATTCCGCACCCCCATTTGCACGCACCTTGTCTTTTAGTGTTTCCACATCTTTTTGTAATTTTGAAACTTGCTCTTTTAGGAACTCTATATTTATTTTATTATTAATCATCGACTCTAACTCTGCTTCCATTGTGGCATTTTGCGTTCCCAACCATTCCAGGATCATCGTCTGCTCCATATCCACAGGGGTTTGTTCAGCCTTTTTTAAAAGATCTGCTTCCATGAGTTGCTTTGATGTTTCTAGTTCTGTAATTCTCTGAATTAAACCAAAATATGCCCAGGTTCCTATAGCAACAAGTGTGATGAGGCTAACAACCGTTTTAAGCGGCATTTGTACATTGGTGCTATCCGAGATCTTCATTAGTGTACGGTGTCCTCATTATTTGGTGGTAAAGAAACATCCTGTATATTTAAGGCAGCTATAATAAACCTAGCAGCCATTAAGGCATCTTCCTTGTCATTGAAGTTTGTTAGTTCAATGTTTACTTTGTTATTCTTCTCATCGTAGAGAACTACGGCTTGAAGAAGGTCTGTGTTTGTTTGCATGAGTGTCTAAAAGTCCTATGTATATATTTTAAAAGATGCAACCTGGTTTGGGATGGATCGAGGTCGAGGAATGGCTAAAAATAAAGCTTTTTCTATGTGTTTAGGTCGTCCAACCGTTCAACAATCAGTTAATCAATGGCTTGCTTCCTTTGTTTTCTTTTGTATTGTCAAGTTCCTGGTCAAGTGTCGAACCTCTAACCGCATGCGTGGAAGCTTTGCCTTTATCTTTTAAAGACCCATCATCCCACACAATCTTAATAACTGGATCTCCTACATTTGTTATAGTTTGCTTATCTCCAAAGACTGCGATTAATTTAGAGGCGAGCCAGCGACCATGGTTTAACCTCTCACGAAGAAGCATCACCTCTTGGGGTGGTGTTTCCCTATCCAATAGATCTTGGCATTTATCCAGCCAAGTCATAGCGCCAATCCTTCTAGCCTCTGTTATTGTTTCCTTTAGATCCTTGTCCTTATCCATCCATTTATAGATAGTAGCCAAATTCGGCATATTCTTGGATTGACAGATACTAGTGAGGGTATTTCCTAATTGTAGGTTTTCCGCTATTTTTTGCAATAATTCCTTTGATTTCTTCATAATTCTTGTCCTTGTATTGTATTAAATTCTTTAAAGCTCTTATTTTACCTTCTAAACTTTTCGGACCTGTAGATAATCCACCATGATACCGACATATATACCGTCCATTATTTTGTTTAATTCCCTTACATTGGCATTGATTACCATCATATTTGCGTCTTGCCTGGCATTGTATCTTTTTGCTTGGTCTACCTGTCATAATTTTTTTTATATTTATTTCATTATACGTATTGACTTTAAGTTAATATATACTTAAAGAGTATATAAACATTTAAACAAGGGTTTTATATGATTGAGTATATTTTAAATTTAGATCCATTTCAGACAATGGGTTTTTTAACTCTTTCGATTGTTTTTTCTTTTTTTGCTACTTTCTTAATCTTTGGACAAGATAAAGAATTAACAGAAGAAGAACAAAAGAAAGAAAAAGAAATTGCAAGTATATATTTTTCAATTTTAAGTAATGAAGAAAAACAAAAATATCTTGCTAAATATCCAGAACCTTTTTTTTTAAGAGGTCCTAACAATGATTAATTTTATTATTTATGGCATTGTAGACAATGGCATCATGATACTTGGAGCAATGACAGGATTGTCATTAGAAAAGTATTTACCCAAAAAACTAAAAAGAGGTTTGGGAGCTGTCATAGGAGCTGGTCTTGGTAATGCTTGTTCTGACTTTTTAGGTGGAATGTCCACCTTGTCTTATTCCTTGGCAATAGGTACTTGCCTAGGATGTTTAATCGGTCTTATTTTTATTCCATTGTTGGTAATGGTTGGAAAATTAAGACAACAAAAAAAGGAGTATTAAATGAACAACATAAATGTTGTTAAAAAATGGAACTACGGTAATTATTCTAGTAATAATTACGGGGTTCATTCTTTAGCTTTTACAGATATAAATAATAATACTTATTATTTTAGTTATGATACCCTAGTTGCATTTACTGGAAATGATGGTCTAGTAATTCGCAAAAATGTTTGGGGAACTACTACTGGAAAACATTTAAACTGGATTAGTTCTGATAAATCAATCCGAGTTGATGAAGAAACATTTAATAAAAAATTAGAGGCAATTAATGAGTAATCGCCTTTTTATCTTAATAATGAGCATTAATATATTAATGCTCTTTATTCCTCATATTATTTAAACAAAGGAGCTTAAAAAATGACTAACTTTGAAAATAGTACAGTTTTTACTTCTAACGATGGTAGAAACATAACATTAAAATGCAAGGAAACAGAAAAACAAATTCGTTTAGATGTTTACGCAATTTTGCATTTTATAAAAAATAAAAGTATAAATATAAATTATACAGAAGTATTAAACAGACCTAAAAAATGGGGTTATCATCGCTTATCATTTGATGAAACAACTAGATTTTTAAGAAAATAATAAACCGACTAAAACCCTCTTAAATAAGGGGGTTTTTTTTTATCCTCTTATAGTGTATAAACCTTTATATGACCGCTGAACAACTTAAAAAATTTTTAAAATCTCACAACATGAGTCAAGGTGATTTATGCCGACTAATTTATAATAGCTCTGATCAATCAGATAGAACTATTGTATCTAGATGGATAAATAAAACTACGACCGTTCCTCGTTGGCTACCACAATTATTAGAATTATATAAGAAAACACAAAAATCT